TAGAGGCGTGATTTCTTCTTCTTCCGTATCGTCTTCATCATCAGACTTAATTGCTTCATAGTCAACGGCCCATCCGTGCTCTTCTTGGAATTCAATAAATTCTTGAATGATTTGAATCTTATCGAAATCGTGTGTTTCAACTGTAATTTTCTCATCAACAATCCAACCAAATTGCATTTCAAATTTCATGTTTTTCCCCTATTTTTAAACAGCCACCATGACTGTAAATTGATCGTATCCTAACTTTGTGACAAAAAAAAGCCACCCGAAGGTGGCTCTAAACTTACCCTTGTGAGGCTGTTTAATTAAGCGCCGGCAGAGCCGAACATACCCAATGGATCTGACCAACCAAAAGAATAACGCTCGCGAGACTTGTAACGAACGTTACCTGTATCGAAGTCGCCGTCCATGGAGTTAGCCAAGGGTGAACGAACAAAGTGCTTCATGCCGTTAGGAACGTCTGTGGTCAAGAACCAAGCGTTCGTATCTGTCAAGAAGTGGTTTACACAGTAACCTTCAGCAATTGAACCGTTGTTCTTAATTGCGTTGATGTCGTTATCAGCTGTACCGACACGGAGTTCCGTTTCGAGCAAGCGGGTAGCAACGAATTGCAATGAAGAAGGAACAACCAATTTCTTTGGTTTAGCTGCGATCAACAGGCCACGCTCGTCTGTCCACAAGCTGATCTGAATAACGGCGGCTTCCAAAGAAGTCTCGTTCAAATCGGCTGGTGTTGTAGGAACGTTGCTGTTAGTACCACCACTGATCAAGGGGTGTGCATTAGAGAACAAAGCGACACCATCACCACCAGGATAAGCGCTAGAGAAACCGTTGTTCAAAACAGCGGCGGCTTTAACTTGCTTGGTGTATGCCATAGCACGGGCCAAAGCCTTCGTGTAACGTGCAGACAGTGAGTCATACAAGTTATCTTCGATAGCCTCTTCAGTCAAGCTGAAGCCCAAAGCAATGGTTTCGTGGTTGTATCGAGCAGTCCATGCTTCCTGTGCATTGTCATAGCTGATGGCAGAGCCTTCATTTTTGACTGGTGCGGCAGAGAAGCCAGAGAGTTTAGTCTCTTCTTCGAAGCTACGCTCTGATGTCTCAGTTTCGTAGATCTCTTTGTGCTCTTGATCATAAGTAGCATACTGCAGACCGAACAAAGCGTTCAGACCGGGGAGCAGCTCTTTCAAAAGTTGTGCGCGTGAAATAGCCATGATTTAGCTCCTTATGCTACGTAATAGCGGTGTGCACCGAAGTTGAACTTAACCAACACTTCGGGGGTTTCGACCAATACAACAGTACCGGCGACTTGAGTTGTAATCGAAGTCACAGTAAGAGTTGTATTACCAGTGGTTGTCACAGTAGAAGCAGCGCTCAAGGTAGCACCTGTGAACTGCAACTGACCATTAACCAAGTTAAACACATCTGTACCAATTGGCAAGAAAGTGCCAACGGCCAAACCTGATACAACAACAGAAGTTGCTGAAGGAGCGCCACCAGACACGTATGTGCTTGAAATGCTGACTTGTGTATCGGGAACCAAGTTCAATACACGGAAGCCACCACCAGAGGTTGTAGCAGACGCACCAACAACAGACATACCACTGTTACCAGTAGATGCAGAGCCAGTTTGTGTGCCGCCAGCCATGTTAACGCCAACCAAGATTGAAGAAGCTGAACCAATAGTTGTACCACCAGCGGTAGTAGTAACAGCGACTTTCATCACTTGGTCAGGATCATCACCAATAATTGCCGTAATATCGCCAGCAGTAACATTACCGGGGTAATACTGGGCGAATTGACGTTGCTTAGTCGTAGGGTTTGTGTAATAGCAACCCAAGAACACGCCAACAGTAGTGTTGGTAGTGCTAACAGGGTAAGTTGCAATCACAACATAACCAGCTGACAAAGTTACTAAGTCACCATAATACATGGGGGTGCCATAGTTGTACTGAATAGGTAGATTACGAGTAGAACCCGCAAATACCTGTCCACCGATCAAATTGACCGGCTTGACGCCGTAAGGGGCGTCGATGATGGGATAAGCCATAAAAGACTCCTATTTAAATTTAAGTACCTTTACCAAAGCTAGACGAGGATTTATTCTCCCTAAAGAGAGGCATCCGCGCATCACTTTGACGCATTAGATTGTTGTCTACAGCTTCAGTTTGAGATTGCGTCAACTTAGAAAAGTGTGCATTTCGTTGATCAACAAACTCTTTTGGAGTTTTGCAAAGTAACAACCCGCCAATTTCAACATTGTCTTTGTATCGACTTGCTGGATCGGCTAACAGTCTGAATTTTGGTTGCTCTTCTAAAGTAACTGGCTCCCAGCCTTCACGCAGTTTTGCGGATAGGTTTCGAGGGTCAGCTGCATTTAGATTAGAAACACGAATCCAACGATAACGGTAGTCCGGGTGCTTGTCTGGTTCAGGTAGAAGTTCGGCCTGCTGCCACTGTTTAGGACGTTCAGCCATCAATCTATCTTCAAGTTCACGCGGTTTTCTGTTTTCAGCCATTATTGGCCTCCATTTCGAGTTTCGCCTTGGCATATTGCTCGGGCGTTAAATTTAGTTTCTTGGCCAAGCTCATTTCAGACGGATTCAAACGAACCCTCTTAGGAGCAGTTGACCTTGTAGCCGGTGCTACCACCGAACTTCTGCGAGCGGCTGGGCGCTCATTTTGTTCCGCTTCTTCCTCAAATCTCTCTGGGAATCGCCTACGGATAGTGGCGTCAATCTTTCGATAATACTCTTGTGATGAAACCTGAACACCTTCGCGCTTGAGCTTTTCATGGAGCCCGAGAGCCAAGCTGGTCATCTCTTCATCTTCTCCGAACCACTGATTTTCCTGTTGCCATGCTTGCGCGCTGGGGTCAGGACGGAACTGTGGTACCGGCTGTGGTTGCATTTGTACAGGAGTTTCTTCCTCTTGTAAAGGCTGTGGACGAAAATTCTTTACTTTTTCAATTTTAAGGGTTGCTTGAGTCAGGCGTTCTTGAGCTTCCATGACCTTATCAGTGTCGCCAGAGTCATAGGCTTCACGATAAGCTTTCTTAGCCGCATCCATCTCCATAGCCACAGCTTTCTGAACCGTAGCTAATACGTTCTTCTCGCTGTTATTAAGGTTGGACTTAAGACGCTGGTTCTCTTGCATCATCTTCTGAGCAAAAGTAATAGCCTCTTGTTGCTCCCTTAAAGCGTTCTCTTTCTCACGGCGTTCTTCGTGAGCCAGTCGCTTCATCTGAATGAGCTTCTTTTTAACTTTGGTAGAGTAGTCCTCTAGCTCATCGTTATAAAGCTCTTCTTTGACTTTCTCTTCCATGGGAGGCTTATTGCGATCCTCCGCAGGGGTGTTGTCTTCTACGTCAATGATGATCTGTTCATCAGTTTGATCGTCTTCTGTGGTGACTTTTACGTCATCCTGTTCATCGGGAAATTTAAATGTACTCATGTCGTTCCTTATTTACGGCGTATACCGCGTGGATCGTCTACTACGCCCTCGACAGAATCGTCATTGATCACACGGAATTCCTTGCCGTGAATGACCAGTCGCGTTCCTGAGTTGGGTCTAATCAAGATAAAGTCACCCTTCTTGCAGTACGGGCCAGATGGGAATCGGCTTTCGTCCTTGTAGCAATCTGGGCCCATGTCTACTACAAACAACACAGTAGTCAGGGTTTCCTCAATCATGAGAGTTTCTTCCGCTTTTACGAGTCCGGACTCTCCGTATTCTTTCTCTATCTCTGGGATAGCACAAAGAATTCTGTAACCAGATGGACGGGGAAGTTGTTTAGCCTTCTCCTCTGGCTTTGTGTTCAAGATCTTGGATAAATCCACGGCCTTGGTTATGTCGAGATTTGAAATCTCACTCGTCATCGTCATCGTGATTGACTCTTTCTTGTAGGTCTATGATGTATAAACGTGCAGTGAGTAGACCTTTCACCTCTCCACACATTCTCTTGTACTCCGCAAAATCATCAGCCTTGCCATCGGCTATCGACATTTGGAGTTGGGATACTTTGTCATCTATCTTTGTAGCTAGAAGTTTTAAATATTTGTCGATCATTTTTTGTTCCTCATCATTTCAGCTAAGAGTTTGTT